CGTCAACATTATTTTTTACATCTTCATACACTTTCTCATCTTTGGCTAGAAACCCAGCTACACGAAACTCAAGCTGTGAATAATCACCCTCCAAAATATAACCACCTTGCCACCTGCTCACTACAACTTTACGTACAGGAAATGTACCACCTCTTGGCATATTTTGAAAGTTTGGATTCCTTGAAGATAATCTACCAGTTGATGTGACGCACTGCATAAACTGTGGATGTATTTTATCTTTACTATCTAAACCCTTCTCAATACCCTCAATAAAAGTTTTCAAGTATGTTTTAATAGCATTATACCGACTGTAAGATTCCACGAAAATTTTTTGTTGGGAATTTGCGGATGAAACCAGTTTATCTATCATGCCTTTATCAGTCTTAAAACCATGCACTGTAATATCATCTACGCTGTCTATGTTCATCTTAAATCCAGCTAACTCTTTTTGCCTGATGTAGACAACACCTTTGCCTCTACAGGCTTTACATAATCTTTTCTGTTTACCAATAGTCCCATCTTTTTTCATAGCATAAAAATATCCAGAGCCACCACATTTATTACAAGATTCCATTTTAGTTTTGTACAGCAATCGTGTCTGTCTGGCTACGTTCTGCGACAAGACAGCAGAAGTCATTCTCTTTGGTCTCTTCTTTCTTCTACTATTCCCCCGATCCTCATAGCCAAGATTAAATATCATAGCCCATCTTTTCTTATCAATAACTTCTCGTGAGAATATAACTCGTGATCTGTCCTCACTACTATCTAAATTAATCTCTGTATCTCCCATTACACGTTTAACTTCGCTAGTTAAGAATGATTCTAATGTACGGATTTCTTTTGTATACTCTTCTTTAATAGCCATTAAATTTTCTCTACTAATTTGTATACCCTCAAGCTCCATATCTGTCAGTAAATCACACATCTCGTTTGACAATTCTAATGTAGCTTTCAATCTCTTGGGCATATTGTCAAGCTGTGCTTCATACAATTCTTTAGTCACTTTTACATCTGCCTCACCATACTCTTGAACAATAGGCCATGGTATCTTCTCAAAAGATATTTTATCCTGTAGATACTTTTCAGTCAGGTCTGTTTTCTTTGGCGAGAGTGCGTACCTCTCACAACATTTTTTCAAAGACAATGGCACTTTACTACCACCGTTTATCAAATACTCACAAATCATAGTGTCATGCACTCTGCCTGTATATACAAAGCCACATGCACGTAACCACTTCAAATCAAACTTTATGTTGTGTCCTACCAACAGCGTGGTCTTATCCAACACAGCCTGTAGAGTATCTTTTGCATTATCAGTAGGTGGTCTGCTATCATGGTAGAAACATAAGTAATTCTTCTCGCCTTCACAATCATAACCTACAGACACCAACATGTTTCCTGTATGTGGATCAGCGTCTGTCTTCTTATCTGCCAACACTTTAAATGTTGTCTCTACATCTAATACTGTAATCATGGGATGTACCTCGCTTTCTTTATGTCTATTCTGCAAGTGACTACCCCATGCCATCCTGTCAGTTTATTTTTGCTCACACACAAATGTCGTATGTAATCTTCTTCTTCTCCAAAATTCTTGCCTATGCCTATAATTATGTCAGCCTCAGCGGCTTTGCCTGTACGGGAGTTTTCTAACATGCCAAAGTCTATCTCCTGTCTGTTATGTGCTTCATAACTAGCCTGTGATACTGCCCATACCATACAGTCTCTTCTCTTTGCTATAGCTCTGGATGTTTCATAAATGGCTCTTAGTTTTTCGTCCACTCTTGTGAAGTTGTCATTAATACTTACTTTATCAAGCTGGTCTACAAAAATAATGTCAGGTTTATGAGACTCAACAAACTTGTCAATCTCCGATATAGAAATCTGTCTACCCTCTAACAAGGACAGCTTTGGTTTGATTTCGTTGCTGTACACCTCATCTGCTCTCTTAACACCTTCTCGTAACTCACTGACTGTTTTGCCTAAATAGGAACAAAAGATTCTACCCTTCACCATTCTTCCCGGTTCTTCATTTGCAAAGTACGCTACCTTATACCCTTGTTTGATATATTCAGACACTAAGTATGTACAGAAAGTTGTCTTACCAGTCTCTGGCCTAGCAAAGATAATACCTAAATTGCCTCTGCCTACACCATTGATTTTGTCACGCAACGGTGCTAATTCAAACTGAAAGTCAAACCCCTTATCACAGCTTTCTAAATATTCTGACACGTTGTCATCCACTCTTACAAAATTACTGTCATCCGTAGGCTGTTTGTCAATCAATTTGTCAACTAAGTTTTGCAGTCCAGCATAGTCACCATTGTGACCTAACCAAATGTCAGTCGCTTTTGATCCTATCTCGTGTGCTTGGTTTCTTCTCCAAAAATTTATCACCAAGTCTTTTGCTAATTCTGAATTGCCTGTGTAGTTTTTTAAATCTCTAATTACTTCTTCTATCATATCACGGCTACTATCTGGCATTGCAGGGAACTTGTCTCTGTGTAAGTTAACAAGTTCCTCTACAGACAAATCGCTGTCATACTTTACGTGAGCATGAGCAATAGTATCGAATATAGTACCCACTCCATTGGCAAACATCTCCTTTCCTATAATGTCATTTACTTCATGATAGAAGTCTCTTTTTAAACAGTGTGCTAGTAATTGTCTCTCTATTGTCATGAACTATACACTCTGAATCTCTCGTTAATTTTGTCAGTGTCCCATGTTTTAATGTCAGTTTCTATAAAAAGATTATGTACAGACATATGTGCAAACAACTCTTTAGCAATTGTCAGTGACTTTTGACTTGCATCTTTGTCAAGGGCAACGATTGCTGTTTTAAACTTCTTAATGTAAGAAATATAATTGTCAACCAAGTTTGTCCCCATCAGTGCGACACCAACGACACCCGCTTGTGTTACTGCACAGGCAGATGCACAATCTTCAACAATCACACAAGTGTCGCTTTTATTATTTGTCACGAATGGCACTCGACTTGAGCAATACCGCTTCCACTTTGGTTTTTTATTTGTCAAGGATCTACCGACAGCATCTAACAAAATATTGTCAGCATCATATATGAGAAACACCACCCTGTTCTCTCGAACATCATGTTCTAGACTTACCAACTTTTGGGAGTACGCATGATATATATTGTTATCTCTAATATACTGTACAGCTTTATTTGACCTAGTGATAGGTACAAAATATTGCCTGTACATACTTAAATTTAATCTTTTCTTTTCCTGATGCAGTCTATTAGAAGAGAGTAAGCCGTGCCTAACCTTACCACTAACTCCGCAATCAGCATAAAAACAATTATAAATAACGCTGTTACCCATATTTGTAACACTAAAACTGTTTTTGTGACCACAGACAGGACAGTCACTACGCATTGTAACACCCTCCTGCACAGCCATAGCATCAATGTAACCATTTATATTTACTCCTTTATCCTTCATATGTTCACCAACAGCAATATTAAACTAATAACTAACAGTACAGGAAAAATATGATTAGTCCATAAACTCTTTTTTTGCTGTTTAGCAAACCACTTACCTGTTGCTTTTAATCTTCTGTCTCTCGCCTTGTTCATCCTTCTCTCTCTTACCCCAATATACTAAATGAAATGCCTCACACTGTGGACAAGTTAAATTTGTCACTATCTCATGATCCTCATCATCTTCACAATCGTGATCGCCACCCCAGATTAGTTCTGTATGGCAATTATAACACTTCACTTGTCACCTCTAAATATCACAACAGCAGACGGAAACGGTGCTGTACCTTTGTTAGAAAAACTTAGTCTACCTCTCAAAAACCTTACTTCTCCCTTGAAACAGTAATCATGCCAATACGCTGTGTCTGTCCTAGCAGGGATTAAACACACCACTGTCGCACCTCTTTTACTTTCTGTATAGGCTTTTTCTACCCAATGTTTGATTGCCCTACCATATGGAGGGTTCATAAACACAGTGTCGTCAGACCAATCCTGTTGTAATCCGTCATCTTCTGCTGTATAGTATTTATCACACAGTGCAGAAGACTCTGTACAGCACGGATCAAGTGTAAATTGAAACTCTTTATGTAGCTTGTCAAACAAGTCTTTTGGTGTGTACCACTCGTTGCTGTTACTAGAAAATAAACCTTTGTTAATCATCAATCCTGTCCAATTGTAATTTAGTAATGTCCTTATGTTTTACATCCACATGAAAAAACGGTTCTTTCAAATGTGGTGCGTCCACATGCCGTGAGTTCTGTATAGTCTGTACAGGACTTATCTCTAATACATCATGTGGAATAAACCACCCTTGATCCAAATGTCTGTTCAGTACGACAAATGTCAGCTGATATGGTTTGATAAATTCAGGCAAGTTATTATCCTGTGCAAACTCTTTTGCATTATTTGTCTCGTGGTAAAATTTGTCAATCAATCTTTGTTTACGCTGTGGTATCCTAACCTCTTTCCAATTGTCATTCCATACCTTACCCCATTGATTTTTAATTTCTACCTCCCAGAAACTCACACAGCCAGATGGTGTTAGGGTCGACAAGTCCCATGAATAATTTTCTGTGTCGTTTAATATTTTATGGTCTCTGCTGTGTAGATACTTTTTAAGCACAGCCTTCGCCTTACCGTCATTTGCCATATAGGATAATCTGTTAAACCTACGGTTTTGGTGTCTTCTGATTAACATAACCAAACCTCCTCAGCATAGTGTCAGTGCCTTTATTTTCACCTTGTCTGTATGCAATCTTATAATAGTCTTTAATCAATCCTAATTGAAACGGTGTCAGCTTTGTATCACCAAGTATTTCAATCAATCGCTGTTCGTAAAATGACTCGTCAAAGTCAATTGTTATCTTGTTCTTGTTCGCACTCATTCCTTGCCTCCTGTTGTTTGTCATACCATACTTCTTGCCAGAGTTCTCTGACATCGTCCTCAAATTCATTCCATGAATATCCTGTCGGTAAAAACATCTTACCGTTTGTCATCTGCTCATCACAGGATTGTAAAACTTCCTCTACAGCTTCACTTTCTAAACACATCTTCTGTATAGCATACCACTGTTTGTTCTCTTGTTCCTGTATATACTGTTTGTATTTACCCACGCCATACCTCCTTATCATGTAAACTAAATACTTATCTCTCTTTTTTTCTAAATTAATTAGACACTCCCTAATGGCATTTTATAAACTTGTCTAATTTTCTTCATCAGTTTCATGCTAGGATTATACTTACCATCAATCAAGTTATATACATGCGTGACAGATACATCTAACTCTCTAGCAAAATCTTTAGGATCAATCTTTTTATCCTGTATAATCTTTTTTACGTTCATTCGTCATCCTCCTCTATGTTTTCCTCTATATGTAGTCCGTGATTATCTTCTAGCTGTGTTCTGGTCACAGTCTTGCCAACAGCTTTTACTAAAAACTGTACAGCATCCTTAACAGTGTCAAAAAGCATGATATCTTTTTTATCATCTAATGCAAACTCTTTACCGTTTAATCCTATGCCTTCTGGATGTCTATATATTCTATACTTCATTTGTTTTCCTCCTCTAAAATATCTGCAATGTAAAATTCTTCGTGTACAAAATCAAACGTGTCTTTTGTCAGTAAGCGTTCCATCTTTTTCTTCACGTCTTTCTCACTTGTGCCTTCTACAGTTCGCTTATAGTAAGATACTTCTCTTGCGTAAACAACATATTTCTTTTTCTGTACAGTCATTATTCGTTAGTCTTCACTCCCACAACCAACAGCGTCAGTTTGTCAGCCACCTTTTCTTTGTCAAACACTTGGCATACTTCGTCCCATGCACCGTTTTGAAAGTCATCGTGGTACAAGTCTAAGAATCTAGCGTTTGGGATTACCTCCCAATCGACTCCCTTCAACTCTTTCTGCTGTTCAGCTGTCAGAGTCCATTTGCCTGTTTCTGGTTTATGCATCTCCATGCTCCTCAAACTCTTTTTCAGTCACAGCATCTAACTTAGATGTTATACAACTTAATAATATATTAGTGGCACATGCATTGCTCGGTGCTGTATCAAAAGCCAACTGACAATTAAATAGCTGTATAGCCTGTACCATATTAGGAATTGTCACTCTCTCTGATAGCTCTTCAGACAAGTCTAATAATTTGTCACGCACTAATGCTATCTGCCCATTGTCAGATAATGGTATCTTCTTTGGTTTTAGTTTTACTAATTTTGGTTTTGTATTTGTCATTTGTCACCCTTCCTTGTTGTTCGTGGTAACAGTGTCAGCATAGTCACTTTTAATCTAGATACATACCTAACTGTCACCACTAAATTTATAAACGATAAGCAATATAAAACTTTGTTTGAATAAATCATATTGTGTTAAGTACAGTAACGATTGTAGTCAGTCAAGAATAATAAACGCTGTACAGTATCTTTTTTATATTGACTAAGGTCAGTCGATTTGGTACTTAGGTATCACCGTCCAAATTTGGTTGGGGGGGTTTACATATATATCCTATACAGAAAGGAAGGGATTATGCAAAGACAGATAGTTAAAAATCTAATTAGTATCTATACAGCAGAGATTACAAAAGCTAAGACTAATATAGATGTACTAATGGTCAATCCAACATCTATACCAGAGCATAGTGAATTTACTAAAGAACTTGATAAACATATAACAGAGATAGCTACGGCAAAAGAAAAGATTGATGTATTGGAAACTGAGTTATCCTATTTAGGAAAGGATCACTGATATGGATGTAGAAACTTTAATAGAAGTATTACAGCAAATACCAGATAAGAAATTACTTGTTAGATTGGATACGCCTAAAGAAGATGATGACTATCCTAATTATTGGCTACACAGCATATTTGTACATAACAAAGGTGATTCTGGTTATGAGCAGAACGGTGAAGTAACTTTGTGGGGGGAGGAATGAGAATGAACGACAGTGACTTTCACAATGTCGATAGTGAACTACCACACTTTTTGTCGCAGATACTAGATATACATATTAATTGGCAAGATGAAAAAGAAGTGGATAACTATCATAGTTTTAGAAATTTATTTGTTAGATTAGTAGAGAGGAGATATTTACGATATGACAAACGAGATGTATGAGAAGACTATACAGCAATTACAAGATGCTTTGTACACAGCATACAATAGAATCAAGGAACTCAATGAGCAACTTGAGAAGATTAAGAAGGAACTTATTGAACTACGGTTGCTGTTACCAGAGAATAGGGTGACTGCCACAGAGCATATAGATAATGATTATGGACAGCAAGATATAGAAAAATATTTACAGAGAGTGAGGAAGAATGAAGGACAGTAGCATAAAAAAATATGTAGACGAATTAAAAGATAATAAATGGGTTGTTAACGTTGCTTCTCTTACCAATGAGGAGAAAAGTAAGTATATACAAGAGAAAGTACAAGGGAAGATATTCTCTGTATCTTTCATAAAGAAGGACGGCACTGAGAGAAATATGGTTTGTCGTTTGGGTGTACAGAAACATTTGTCAGGTGGAAAGAGTGTCAACGATCCTAGCAAGTATCTGACTGTATTCGACATGCAAAAGAATGCGTATAGAAATGTCGCTTTGGAAACTATTTATAGACTGAGGTGTAAAGATGTGTTCATTGGATAATATTAATATCAAACAATTGTCAGCTGTTATGGATGACTTCGAGGAGAATTTGTCAACAGACTGTATAGCAAAAAAGTATAATTTGTCAGTTAAAGAAGTAGTACAAATTGTCAACGAATTGTCATACTTTCGTAGGAACCGACATAAATTTGTCACAGAAATTGTCAGATAAAAAAATTTGTCATTACTGTACAGCTAACGCTGTAATCTACCAATGGGATAAATGGTTGTGTTATGAACATTGGAAAGTTGAGAAATATAAAGAAGAAGAAAAAGAAAAGTTGGCTGTACAGAAATAAATTATCTTGACAGCATATATATTCATGCTGTATAAACATAGTTGTTATTAACAAATTATTTTTAGGAAGGAAAATAATCATGACAACTACAACTAATACAAATGATGTAATGGGAGTTATCAAACCCACTACTAACATTCACAACAATATAGACGATCTATCTTTTTTTGATTTCAAAGTTGAAAAGAGACCGTTGTTTTTTGAGAGTACAGAGAAAGATACTTCTGTACATATCTATCCAGATGAAGAACACGCTAATATTATGACTGAAATAAAGGGTAAACACGCTGTAGTCAGAGCTGATACCAATCAATGTTTAGGAGTGCATGGGAGAACTTATAAGATTGTTCCACATATTGATGTCTATAAGAGACACGCTGAATCTATAAAGAATAGTAGTGCTTATGACCCAGAGCAAATAGAGATTATAGACCAATTATGGGATAAGGGAGCTAAAGCACGTAGAACTATACACTTTCTAAATCATACTAAACGTGTTTCAGAGAGTGATGTTGTAACTATGCGTTCTGATACTTTTAACAGTTTAGATGGTTCATTTGCATTTCAAGTATTTTCTGGAATGTATAGAGCATTATGTTTAAACACTTTGGTATTTGGAGGAGAGAAGTTTTACCACAGCAAACAGAAACACACTTCTAACATTAACTATGCTAGTGCTGTTTCTAAGATTGCTAATTCTGTAGACATGTACAATAGGGACTACGACAAGTTATGTAATTGGAGGGATACCAAAGTAACTGACGAGCAAGTGGCAATGCTGTTTGCAAATACCATTGCTAAGAGAAAATCAGAGTCTACTACAGTTATTAAAGATGCTTTAAAAGAAGAGGGTGTAGAACTAAAACAGTTAATCAATGTTAAACTAAATGACTTTCTAATGCACCAATACGGTAAAGAAAAAGAGTCACTTGGTGGAACGTTGTACGCTGTATACAATGCTTTAACACATTGGAGTACGCATACGGATAGTAGTTGGGAACGTACCAACACTAAAGGTGAAACTGTCACAGCGTATACTTCTAGGAATGGTTCGAATGTTGGTTCTGTACAGATTGAGAGAGAGAACAAGGTTCGTACTTGTTTAGATTCTGACCATTGGCACGAATTGTCAGCAGTAGCTTAGAAATTTGTCAGACTGATGTTGTTTGGTATATTTTTTCATTTCTGGATGGTACTTGCAACCGTACTCATAGTGGGTGGAAACGCCCAGACTACGGTTGCTGTACTTGGAATGCTTATTATTTCTTTTTTAATTTTAAGTTTGATTTGTTATCATATTTATATTAATATTTTGAACAATAGTAATTTTAATAATTTTATAGGAAGGGAAAAACAAAATGACTATTTACCTAAGAGAACAAATAAGCGAACTATCAAGACTTATTCTAAACGCTCAAAAAATAAAAGGAGATAACAAGAGCAATCCAATTCACACAACGGCAGGGATGAACGCTCAAGATGACATTGATAATTCAATGCTGTTATTAATAGATGACTTGAAAGCATTGCGAGGAAATCTAATAGGAGAAAAGACAAGGATTGAATCTCATTTATGGCAAGTTAATTGTTATATTTCAGATGCTTTAAATTATAATAATAAATTAATGACAGTTGACACACAAGGGAGGAAAAAGAAAAATGCCTAAATTTATATCTAAAAAACATTTAGAAATCTGTAATAACTTGAGTTATGACTTAGGATTTAATCAGACTATCAACCCAGATCTATTTGAATTTTTACCAAATACTTTTTTTGAAATTGTGTTTAGTATGCCACACGGTGGAGACGATCACGTTAGAACTAGAATCCTATTCCCAATTAGTAAAGAATTAAGAAATAAATTCAAATGGGAGAAAAGAACTCATTTCGAGTTAAACATGGACTTTACTTGGGAAGATTACGAGAGTTTAAACGAGTGGAATTGTTTTAGTGAAATATTATTAAATCATGAATTAGAAAAAGAGGAGAGGAGGTTGAACCAATGAGTAGAGCATATCCAATTTGGAATGATATTACTGCTTGTATCTATAACGGCAGTAAATCTTATGGGGTTAAAAATGACGGTGTTGTTAATATTAAGGTGGGAACAAGTAAAAACTATTCTTATATGTTTATACAACACAGAACAACAGTACGAGAAATTGACAAACATACGTTAGAATATAGATTTTTTGTAGATGGTAAATTACTAAAAAGAGCACAGTTTAATAAAAAAACTAAGATGTATTCTGACAGTTTACCTATTAATAATCATCAAAAAGTAATGGGGGAATAGATGTTAGATTTTATAATTGGTTTACAGAAGATAGTTTTTATTATAGTTTGTATAGTAATTTTATTAATGATTTTAGGATAGGTGAAAAGATGAATGCACAATTAAAAGACTTAGAAATGCAGATTGACAAGGAACTAAAACAAAAGAAAATGCTTAATAAATTCAATAGGGACTTTACAAAATTAGTATTGGATAAAGGAAAAACATATAAAGGATACGCTGAATATTATAAAACATTGTTTATTCTTTGGGTTGTAATTGCTTCACAGATGGCAGTTATTATTCTATTTCTTACTGATATTCTGTAGATAAAACTATAAAAACCCGTTGCTGTATGTAGGTTATACCAATGGGTTTTTTTATGCCTTGCTTAATTACACACTTAATTCGTAACTAATTGAAAACATTGGAATACATCTGGGTTGAATGACACGCCCCAGCACTGTTTAACATAAGATTTTTAAACGGTTAAACTAGAATTTGTCCAGCCCCAGAGATGCGTGTGTGTAGCGTGTGCGTGTTTATTGGAAATTTACACAGTATAAACCAATATTGGCAAGTTTGCAATCTGGTTATATTATTAATGTAATAACATAGATATATACTGTAATGGGTACGCATGGGTCACGGGGGGTACCCACGTATGCGTATGCAATGGCGATAATAATTTTGGGAAAATGGGGGTTTAAACCAGTTGCTGTCCATGGCTGTACCTAAGTAAGACCCCGTTGCTGTCTATAAGTATACTATATATATACACCCCCCAAAGGCTTACCTTTTATTATACACCCCATACGCCAACCTGTCAAGCAAAAAATAAAAATACACAAAGTTCTTGACAACTATGCTATACAGCTGTATAATAATACAATAAGGCATAAACTTCGTTCAGGTCTCACCAATTATACACAGGGATGAATCAGGGGACAGCAACCGTTTATGCTTCTTTCTAATTTAGCACAGCAACAAATATGAATCAAGGATTACTAAAAGAAAAATCCAGAGAGCTAACCAAGAAACAGCAATCGTTCTTAACAGAACTATTCAAGTGTGGTGGTAATATTACAAAAGCACTAGAGCTGGCTGATTATAAGCCATCCTCTAGACAGCATGTATTACAGTCTCTCAAGGATGAGATTATAGAACAGGCAAAGGTAGAACTTGCAGCACACTCGGTCACAGCAATCAATCGTGTAGTCGAAGGTATGAATGATATAGGTGAACACCCTAGAGCAGAGTTGCGATTAAAAGCTGCACAGACACTTCTCGACAGGGTCGGTCTGGGTAAGCAAGAAAAAATGGAAGTTGAAGGTAAGTTACTTCATGGTGTGGTATTGATGCCAGCTAAGAAAGAGATGCCTACTGTGAGTGTGGAAGATTAATGAAAGATAATATAATCATATTTCCCAAAAATAAAATAACAAAAGAAGAGGATGCTGTAAGCAGGGAAGAAATATTGGAGCAACGTGAACAGCTTTTAAAACAGCAGCAAGAAATTATAGAACAGAGGGAGGCAATTAATAATGGATGAACAAGAAAGATTGTTTGAAGAGTATAATAGAAAAAAAGATGCAGAAAAAATGGGAAATATAGAAGCTGAGATTCAAGCACAAGATCCTTTTTATAAAAGACAACTGCAGAGAAGACAAGATAGAATGATGAGAGATAGGCTTGATAAGGAAGGTATTGAATTAGATTTACCATTGGAAGAAAGAGAATATGAGGTAAAGAAAAAAAAGAAGAAAAAGAAAAATTTAGTTGTACGCTACGAACATAAAAAAGGAAGTAATAAAGCATACGCAAAAAGTCCTAGACCAGTAAAAACAGTATGAGCATAGTCTGTTTAGTATTAGATTTTGTAACTAGGAAGTATTACACAGTTAGCGAACTGCAAAAGATATATAAAGAGAGAGAAGAGAAAAAGAAACAGCAACCGTTTAACTCGAAAGAGTCGGAAGTAGGGAAAACCGAAGAAACGCACTAACTTTAATTAGGAGGTGTGTTATGAACAGTCAAACATTGTACTGTTATTTAAAACAAAAAAAAGAAAGAAAAGTAAAACTATTAAAAAAATTATTTTACGAGAGAATAAAAAATGCCACATTACACTAAACCACTTAGAAAAATTATAAAAGGATTGAATAAAGCATCTCGTTTACACGCTGGACAGGCTAAAAAACTAAGTGAGATAGAGAAAGACCAAAGAAAAAGATATGCTAATGCACATGTTAGAAAAAGGTCTTCAAAAAGAGGTTAGAATGCTTAACAGAGGAAGGGAGAATATAGGCATATGGTTGATCCAGTTACGGCACTGGCTACGGCAACAGCAGCCTTTAATGTTATTAAGAAAGGCTTTTCAGTGGGTAAGGATATCGAAAGCATGTATGGAGATGTTGGTCGATGGATGGGTGCGTGCTCAGATATCGGACAGGCTCAAAAGATGTCGCAAAAGCCTCCGCTATTTAAAAAGATATTTGCGGGTGCGTCTATTGAAGAGGAGGCGTTAAATGCTTTTGCAGCTAAGAAAAAAGCTCAAACAATGGAGAATGAACTTAGGAATTTCATTAACCTTGCACATGGGCCGAATGCATGGAATGAACTTTTGCAAATGCAAGGAAAAATTAGAAAACAAAGACAAGAGATGATTTATAAACAGCAAGAGAGACAAAGAAAAATATTAGAAATATCTTCGTTAGCAGTGGTAGCAATAATAGCAGCAGCTTTGATGATATGGATTGCTTCTGCAGTAGCTAGTAAGGTCAAAGCACACGAACTCTGTGGAGAGTTCCAAACGGGCTACGCCATCTGTATAAACGAAGGGTACGATCAAGCACATGCCAGTATGTTTAACAAGAGGTTTCCTAAACACGAGAGATATATAAGTTGTAAACTTGCACAGTTTAGGCCTTACCTAGATAACAGCAACGGTATGAAAGGTATGCAGTGTAGATACAGATTTCCTAATCAGGATAGTTTTACTATTGTTACCTATGAGGGTATGTGCCCTGAACAGTTGACATGCACGGTGAGTAATTGAGAAGAACAACATCAACCATCCCATTTGGATATGAACTATCAGAGGACGGAAAAGAATATATTCCTGTAGATAAGGAATTAGAATTATTAGAAAAGGCGTTTACATTCGCAAACAGCTGTGGGCCTGCAAAAGCTGCGAGATGGCTAAGTACAGCATCGGGTAGAAGAATATCAAATCCCGGTCTGACAAAGCGAATGAAAATAGGTGTACACTTAGATAGATGACAGAAGAACAGAAACCAAAAAGAGGTAGACCTCCCAAGAAAGAGGGAGAACCAAAGACGAGTTATAACTGGTCTATGAAGATGAAGGCCAGATTGGCTACTCAGAGACAGCTATCTGAAAAGAAGCGAAGAGCTGAAAGACTGACAAAACAGGCTAAGAAAGCGAGGCGTTCAGCCAAAGAAGCTCAAGAAGCTGCTGTCAAGGTGGACAATGCTCTGAAGGGAAGACAGAAGTCCGTCAGTGTGATCACAGATGAGGACTTGAAGAAGGTGCCTCAAGCTGTACGTGAGCATTTACAGCACCACGATGTAGTATTCAGAGCCAACGAAGGCCCTCAAACTACATTCCTTGAGTCACCTGAAAGAGATGTCTTATACGGAGGAGCAGCAGGAGGGGGAAAATCCTATGCATTATTAGCAGATGTACTGCGAGATGCATCAAATCCCAACCATAGAGGGTTGCTGTTAAGAAGAACACTAGCTGAATTGACCGAATTGATAGACAAAAGCAAGCAACTCTATCCAAAAGCGTTTCCCGGAGCTGTATTTAAAGAGGCAAAATCCATCTGGCAGTTTCCATCAGGTGCTAGAGTATGGTTTTCATACGTAGATGATGACCGAGATGTAACTAGATACCAAGGACAAGCGTTTAATTGGATAGGTATAGACGAGATTACGAACTACCCCACACCATACGTGTGGAATTACCTACGTTCTAGACTTAGAACTACTGATCCAGAACTAGGAATGTACATGAGATGTACAGCAAACCCCGGAGGAGTAGGGGGTTGGTGGGTAAAAAAGATGTATTTAGACCCTAATCCACCAGATAGTCCATTTTGGGCTAGGGATTTTGACACTGGTAAGGTTTTGAAGTACCCAGTGAACCACCCAAAGGCCGATGAACCGTTATTTTTACGTAAATTCGTGCCTGCAAGGTTGACAGACAACCCATATTTGTTTGAAGACGGTCAATACGAGGCAATGTTAATGTCTCTACCGGAAATAGAGAGAAAAAGGTTGTTAGAAGGTGATTGGGACGTAGCAGATGGCTCTGCTTTCACTGAATTTAGTCGTGAAACACATGTTGTAGAGCCTTTTGAGGTGCCATCGGGCTGGACAAGGATAAGATCAGGCGATTATGGGTATTCTTCACCGTCTTGTATCTTATGGGGAGCCATAGATTGGGACAATAACATATGGATTTATAGAGAATTATACGTAAAAGGATATACAGGAGAAAGGTTAGGAGATTTGATAGTACAAATGGAAAGAGAAGACCCACCAATGCAGCAGGCAACGCTGGATTCTTCCTGTTGGAACAGAACAGGCTTGGGGCCTTCTATTGCCGAGACTATGGTACGAAGAGGAGCACGATGGACACCAGCAGACAGGAACAGAATTGCAGGAAAGATAGAAGTACACAGGAGATTAGCCTGTGATGACCACGGTACTCCTAGGCTTCGCTTTTTTTCTACGTGCAACAATACAATCAGGACTCTACCTACACTACCTATATCTAAAACTAACCCTGAAGATGTGGATACGAAAGCTGAAGACCATGCTTACGATGCGTTGAGATATATGGTAATGAGTAGAACTTTAATGAATGTGCATTCTCCACATAGGATGATGAAACAAACACAACAATATGAACCACAAGATCAGGTATTTGGATATTAATAGATGGCAAAAGAATTTGAAATAGGAACAGGTGATCAAGATTTAGGTAATAAACCTATAAGAGAAACTTTTGAAAATTTAAAAAGCAGACCTAGTTTTAAAAAAACTGTTGAAAGATTAGATTTACAAAAGTTTGATTTAAAAAATGGTCGTAAAGGTATTTCTTTATTAGATTTAACTCCTAATGAAATATTAAAAAGTCCTACTATATTAGAAAAAATATTAATAGATCATACTAGTGAAATACAAAAATTAGAAAAAGAAAGAATAAAAAGAGGGAAAGTTGCACAACCTTTTTTATTTCCTATACTAAGAGATTTAGATCAAGCTATAAATACAGCTTTAAAGCAAACAGGGCAAAAATTATCGCCTGTTCAAAGTTTGTTAAAAACAAATATAGGAAAAGAACAATTTGAAGTTCTTACAAAAAAATCAGGTGTTATGCAAACTAAAAATTATTTTTTTCCTGCTAATTATTATGATAAAGTTGGTAAAGCTATTTCTACTCTTAAAGGAGAACAAAAAAACGTAGCTTTAATGACTTTTTTAGGTGGTTTTAGAAGAGCTGATTTAGATAATTTAAAAATACAAAATATAGATTTAGATACTGGTGTAATATATTCCACAAAAACAAAGACAGGATTAGTAAATGGTGTTCTATCACCTCCTATGTTAGATGTTTTAAAAATGCAAATTGGAGACAGGACATCTGGAAAGGTATTTTTAAATAGTATGAATGAAAATGCATCCGGTATAAATTCAGTTTTAAAAAAGTTTTTTCCGGGTAAGGTAAAAGCAAAAAGTCCTTTTGAAGAATCACCAAAATTAATATCAGTAACTTTACAAAGTTTAAGACATGCTAATGAAGAGTTATACAATGAAGAAGGCATATCAGGAGCTGATAAAAATAGAAGAATAGCTACTCTTCGTGCTTTATCTACTCAATTTAGTGGTGCACAGTACGGAGAAGCAAATTTAGCTGACGGTAGAGCAAAAGAAATGGCTACTAGAATGAACGCTAAATTAAGTGGTTATGTAGGGTATGTTAGTCCTGCTGAGTTTTTAAAATCTGTAGGTATTCCAGAAAATAGCATATCAGATGAAACTAGAAAAATAGTTGTAAATAAAGGTGATTTAACAAAAACTAAATATGTAAATTACCTTAATCAAAAAGACCCTAATTTTATAAAAAATTTACCCGATACTGGTAATAAATTAGATGCACCAATAGAAACTAAAAATATTATGCCTACCAGTGGTCTTGCCTCTGCTCAAATGGATAGAGATAGAATAGCTTTAGAAAAAGAGAATATTAAAGCTCAACAAGAGTTAGATGAATTAAAAATAAAAACAACTCCTGTTGAAAGACCTGTAAAAATAGACGAATCAAAAGTAGATAAAACATTCAAGTCAAACTTTGAAGAATTTGCTGCAAAGAATAGTTTAGACACAGGCACAAAAGAAAATAGAAGAATAGCATTTAAACAGTTTTTAAATAGTTTAAAAAAAGGATTACCTAGTATTGCAGGCGGAGGTGTTTTGGGCACTCTTTTCACAGGTCTTACTTATGATCCTGTGCAGGCAGAGGAAACTGGAGAAGATTTTGTGGCACAAACTATAGGAGCAAGAGGTGCAACACCACCTAGACATGAAATGGAAGCATTAAACCCTGAAAGGCTTAAACAAATCAGAGGTGCAGACGTTGAATACGGCATTTCTAAAGACATAGAAGCAGAAAGAAAACAAAAAGAACAAGCAGAGCAGATGCAAGGAGTATTCCCTGAAGGATTCGGGGCGTAATTAATTTTAACAACCAAAAAAGGAGGTAAACATGCCAAAAGGAACTTACGATAAAGGTTACATCATGGGACAAATGTCCAAACAAGGTGTAATGAATGAGGCTAGCGAAGGTTCTCTATACAGAGAAGGTTTAGACCAGATGCTACTAGGCTCTACAGACCTTAATTCCTACAATGTGGCAACCCCAAAGCCAGCCGGAAATAGACATATGGGCGATGCAGGCTATATCATGGGGCAGACACAGAAGCAAGGCTATCAAGGCACAGAAGGCTAATAAATGAGTGATCCAGTAGATGTATCACAGGATTTAGGAGAAGAGAATGCTCCGGGTCTTGTTGGTTACGTAAAAGAAAAGCAAAGAGAAGCAGAGGACGGCAGGCTAGTACACGAAGAAAGATGGTTGAAAGCCTACAAAAACTTCAGAGGAATCTATGATTCTAGCACTCAGTATACAAACACTGAAAAGTCTAAAGTATTTGTAAAAATAACCAAAACTAAAGTATTAGCTGCCTACGGGCAAATTGTAGATATTTTATTTGCAAATAAGAAGTTTCCGTTGACTGTAGAGGCTACTCCTATACCAGAAGGCATAGCAGAGTTTGCTCACTTACAGACACCTCTAGATCAAGTCACACCAGCAGACCCTTACGGATTTAAAGGGGATGGTAGAGATTTACCACCCGGTGCTACAGAAGCTACTCAAGGTAATTTAGATTATCTAGGAGGTTTAGCACCTAAATATGAGAACGCACCGATAGCAGAAGGTAAGGCTAGAGTTGGAGAACCACAAATATCTCCTGCACAAGAAGCTGCATTACGTATGGAAAAGTTAATTCATGATCAACTTACTAACACCAACGCTGTTACGATGTTGAGAAACTCTATATTTGAATCTGTTTTACTAGGAACTGGAATTATCAAAGGCCCATTTACTTTTACAAAGACCATACACAAATGGGAAAAACAAGAAGAAGGTAAAATTTATACACCTTATTTAAAAGACATACCAAAAGTAGAATCTGTATCTTGTTGGGATTTATACACAGACCCTGTAGCTACTAATATAGAAGATTGTGATTATGTAATACAAAGACACAAAATGAACAGAGCACAGCTTCGATCTCTTATGGATATGCCCATGTTCAATTCAGATGCAATTGAAACTGTTTTAACAGGTGGTGGTAATTACGTAGATAAATATTATGAAAGTATCATAAGAGATGATGAGTATCTATCTAGAAGTTCATACGAAAGATTTGAAGTTTTAGAATACTGGGGTGTTGCAGATTCTGCAATGATGAAACAGATAGGTATGTCAGAAGAAGAATTAGGAGATTTAGATCAAGTTCAAATAAATGCTTGGATATGTGGTAATCAAGTATTAAGAGCTGTTGTAAATCCATTTACACCTATGAGAATACCATTTCAAGTATTTCCATACGAAATAAGCCCTTATCAAATATGGGGTATTGGAGTGCCTGAAAATATGGAAGATGCACAGATGTTAATGAATGGCCATGTAAGAATGGCTATTGATAATTTAACACTTGCAGGTAATTTAATATTTGATGTTGACGAGACATCATTAGTTCCCGGACAGAATTATGATATATTTCCGGGTAAGATATTCAGAAGACAGTCTGGCGTTACAGGAACCGCAGTGAATGGTATTAAGTTCCCTAATACCGCTGGTGAAAACATACAGATGTATGATAAAGCTAGACAGTTAGCTGATGAAGAAACTGGTATACCCAGTATTATGCACGGACAGACAGGCGTTAGTGGTACGGGCAGAACAGCAGCTGGCCTATCAATGTTGTTAGGATCAGCTGGATTATCAATCAAGACTGTGATTAAAAACTTAGATGATCACTTACTGAAACCGTTAGGAGAATCTTTCTTTCAATGGAACATGCAGTTCAATGAAGAAAACCCTGACATAGTTGGTGATTTAGAGATTAAACCAAAAGGAGTGTCTTCTGTGATGCAAAAAGAAGTGCGTTCACAAAGATTAACTACTTTATTACAAACAGTTTCTAATCCTATGTTAGCACCTTTTATTAAGATACCAAACTTGTTAAAAGAACTAGCCATCTCACAGGATATAGACCCTGACAGTCTTGTAAATGATATGAACCAAGCTCAAATCTATTCAACCATGTTAAAAGGAGTAATGCAAAATGTCCAAGGAGAACAACAATCAGGAAGTCCTCAAACGCCTATCACCGGTGGTGAACAACCCGCAGGTATGGGAGCCGCTACAGCAACTGCTGCAGGGCCTCAACCTACAGACCTTACAGGGGCTGGTAACGGCACAATCGGAGTTGGAGGTGTACCGACTGCAGGGGAGGGCCAGTTTGCTGGCAATGCTCCTCAATTTGAAGAATAATTTTGATAATATGAAAAAGGAAGATAATAAGAAAAAATGAGAGTAGAAGACATAGCAAATCCTTTAATTTCAGACCCTGAACAGGTAGGTGCTGATAATTTTCAAAAACTGTTTTCTGCAATTCCACAAACTGCACAGCAAGTGGCGACAGATAAACCGCAAGATTTGACTAGAACTATTTCATTAAATTTAAAAGACATAGGACAGCTGGATTATCAAGAACAACAAGACAAAAAAGATAGAGATAAGCCAGATGATGCTGTGTCTACTTATTTACAAACTATAGGATTAGCAGGGGGAATAGCAGACGCACCTGTAAAGTTACAAACTGTAACTCCAAATATAGCTTCTTACAGCACAACTTCTAAACCTGTACAAGTTGCAAGCCTTACTAATATAGGAGCTACAGATGCAGCTACTGGAGTAGCAACTGGTGTTTCTGGCACAGATTTATTATCTACAGATGCATTTACACCTAACTTAACAGATATTGATGATTCTATGGTCTCTTCAGGGACTGCTGCTGCAGCTGAAAAAAGTATAGATTTACTCAGTGGTGAAAAAGCTGATGATTTAATAACTAAAGGATTATCAAAAATAGGAGTAGGCAATCGGCCTTTTACAAGTGTTGGAGGTTATAATCTTCCCGGTTACAGTGTTGCTTCATCTCCTTCAAGTAGTTTTGTAGGCCCAATGCCAAAAACACCTGCCAATCCTTATGTGGCAACTACAGCAACAGGACAGTTGGCAGCTACAGGCAGTGCTGCTCTAGGTGCTATAGGTGCTGCTCAAGCATTAAAAGGTGGCATAGACAGCCCCCAAGAAGCTCTTCAATTTGGCACTGGCACGTTAACCACTTTAGCAGGCTTACAAACAGCTGGTATAATGGGTGGCAGTCAGTTTGCTGCACTAATGGCAAACCCATACGTAGCAATTGCTTTAACTGCTGCAAATATACTTGGGGGTAGTGGTATATTTGGAGGTAAAGGTAAACCTCCTATGGGTGGTGTAGAATTTAGATTAGTTGATGATGCAGGTAAACAGTATTCAAATGTACAAGAAGGACAAAAGAGAAAAATAAAAGCTGTAAACCCTCATAGCTACAATGGGTTTAATTCTAGTGCTTTATTATCTCAGGCGAACAAAAACGTAGATTACTTGTATGCATTTGCAGATGAGTTTGGATTAAAAGTAAACGAAAGTGCGTGGGCAAACGCTGCATTCGGCCCTAATAAATACATGCCTAGAGGTAGAGAGAAACCTTTTAGAAGTGCACTTGAAAGAATAGACTCTGCAGGAGATGGTTCTAGAAGTCCCGGAGAATGGTTAAGACATGCATTAGAATACGAAGGGCCAAACGGAGAGAGAATAGTAGAAGGAGATATTTACAAAGGATTGAGAATAGTTAATGGACAGCCTGTAAGAACTGGTTATAAATCACAGGAAGAATTTCAGCAAGCTGTAGATAAATTTAATAAACAATTTTTTGCATAAGGAGCAAACATGTTACAATTTTTAAGCCCAATAGCAAACCTAGCAGGAACATGGTTGAAGGGTAGACAGAAGAAAGCAGAGATAAAACAGAAGCTAGAAGTAGCAAAGATAGAAGCACAGGTAAAAAGAGTACAGAGTGATGCGAACTGGGAAGAGAAAGCAATGGATGCTTCTGCAGATAGCTGGAAAGACGAGCTCTGGACAATTTGTTTCATCTCCATCATAGTAGCGTGCTTTATTCCTGCTGCACAGCCATATTTATCTGATGGGTTTAGGTTCTTGAGAGAGGACTGCCCTGATTGGTTGAGCTGGGGTATCCTTGCAAGTATCGGTGCTAGTTTTGGTTTGAAATCAATAGGACAATTTAAAAAATGATAAACGAAGAAACAAGAGAAAAATTAATAGACAAGTTAGTATTGCACGAAGGTATGCGATTGAAAGTGTACGATGATGCAAACGGCAACGAGGTAAGAGCTGGAGATACGCTTGTAGGACATCCTACGATTGGTGTAGGTAGAAACATCGCAGGAGATGGATTAGGCATTACGGAAGAAGAAGCAAAGATGCTGCTGTCTAATGATGTAGACAGAGTGCTGAAAGAAGTAGATCACTGGACTTTTATGAAAGACCTGAATGAAGTGAGAAAAACTGTGATTATAGACATGGTATTTAACATGGGTGTATCTAGATTTAATCAAAGAGGATGGCCTAACTTCTTCGGTGCTGTAATAGATGGGGACTTCAAACGAGCCAAGATAGAAATGCTGGACAGCAAGTGGGCTGGTCAAGTAAAAACAAGAGCAAATATATTAGCAAACATGATGGAAAGTGGTGAATGGTTGTAAATAATCAACAGATGCAAATGCAAGAGGACAGACCTATAAGTATAGGAGAGATGGATTTTGAGTTTTTAACAAAAGGTGATCCTGCTACTGATATACAAGATGCAGCAAGCAGAATGACAGAAAATCTAACTCCTGAAGAACAAAAAGAAATATCAGGATTAGTTCCTTACGTAGAAAGATTTTTTATACTGTCTCATAAAGCTGAAACAGGAGAGTTTCCTCCCGAACCAGAATTTGCAGCTGATGGTGGTGTTTCTATAGATGATTATAGGTCTATGAGTAATGAAGAACAGATAGCCAACTCTATGGAGGGTAGACAAGTTAATTTAGGTGTAGCTCGTAAATCTTCTTTCGATAAAAGCCCTAGTGGTCTACCTCAATCAATGAATGTTGAGTCTCCTGAAGTACAAGGGCCTCCAGCACCACAACAAGAAGCTGAAATGCAAGAAGGAGGAGTGGTAGAAGAAGAAATATCTAAAAAAGAAACAGGAGAAAAGGAAGTAATACCTGCAGGGCCAGTAGGAGAAGTTGATGTTGCTGGTAAAGATAATTCAGGAGTAGCAGATGATGTACAAAGTAGAAGTGATGGTTTTGTATTGAGCAAAGGAGCTGTGGTAGCAAATGGTAAAATGTACATTATGGAACTATTAAATGAGGCCATAGAAAGTTTAAAAGAAAAAGGAAAAGAAATAGATACGAATGAAGTTCCACAAGATGCAGAAGAAATATTGGTGTCTAATGGAGAGATACTCATACCAGACATCATAGCACAAGAAATAGGATATAAAAGATTAGAAAAAATAAATAAAAGAGGTGAAGAACTAACAGAAAAGCTGATAGCTGAATACGAAGCTGGACAGCAACAACAGCCTCAACCACAGATTAAAGCACCTTTTGAGCAGGCTCCTAAGAAGACTGCTTTCAAGGAAGCTAAACAGAGTTTTAGTTGATGATAACTAAAAGTTCCAGCCACCCGATTTGCCTCGGCACTGGATTTTTTATAAACCCGTAAACAGCCACCCTCGTGAGAGGCACTGAGAAAGGAATAGTAAAATGGCAAAAAGAAAGACTAATGTACGCAATAAAGCAGAAGCACTAAGTACAGACCCTCGTGAAGAGATGTACAAGGGAAAGAACAGAGTGATGACTGCTGAGGAAGAAGAAACAGAAACTGAGGACACTGACATCAAGGCCACGATGGAAGCCACTCCAGAGGTAGAAGGTTTTATAGATTCCACCCAACCTGAAAGTAAAGAGGAACCAGTTCAGGAAGACGAAGGTAAGTATAAGAAAAGATACGATGACCTTAAAAAGTATTACGATCAGAAGCTGTCTGAATGGAAGCAAGAAAAGGAAGTCTTAGAAGCACAAAGTAAAGCTGTTGAAAAAGCACAACCTAAGTATGCTCCACCAAAGACACCGGAAGAACTTGATAAATTTAAAGATCAGTATCCAGATGTATACCAAGTTGTAGAGACCATATCTCACAATATGGCAGCGAAACAAGTTGAAGACCTTCAAGCTGAAATAGGTAGATTGAGTGAGAAAGAAAAGAAACTCAAAGTGCAATCAGCCTACAAACAGCTTCTGAACAATCATCCAGATTTCGATGAGATCAAGAAATCATCTGAGTTTTTAGAATGGTTAGAACAACAGCCGAAGAGCATTTCTGAAGGTATCACAAAGAACAATACCGATCCTATTTGGGCAAGCAGGACTGTTGATTTGTATAAAGCGGACATAGGTATAAATAGGAAACCGACTTCTGATAAATCTAAACAGGCTGCCAGAGCAGTGACGAAGACTGCTGCAAAGCAGATAAACACTACTGGTAAAACTGGAAAGGTTTGGAAGATGTCTGACATTCAGAAACTCAAGCCATGGGAGTTTGAGAAGTATGAAGCGGAGATTGATCAGGCCGTAAAATCTGGTCAAGTTGTAAATGATTAACTAGCTAATAAAGGAGGAAAACATGGCTACTATGTCATCCGCTGCCGGATACCAAAACTTACCGGTTGGTAACTGGGCACCAGCGATATACAGTCAAAAAGTTCTCAAATATTTCCGTAGGGCATCAGTCGTAGAAGCTATTACTAATACTGACTACACTGGGGAAATCGAGAATTTTGGCGATACGGTAAACATCATCAAAGAACCAACTATCACAGTCAAAGACTATGCTAGAGGTCAAACTGTAAATACAGAGAACCTAGACGATAATCAAATTCAATTGACTATCGACCAAGGTAGTTACTTTGCATTTAAAGTAGATGATATCGAAGAAAGACAGTCACATATCAACTTTGAAGCACTAGCAACCTCTTCAGGTGCCTATGCATTAAAGAAGAATTATGACTATAATGTGTTAAAGTACATTTTTGATAACGCTGTAGCATCTACAGGTACATTAGGAACTCAAAGCACATCAGCTAACACTGGTGATGAAGTTGCGAACCTAGTATCTCAAGCTGCTGCTGAATTAGATAAAAACGATGTACCAGAAGAGAACAGATGGCTCGTTGCAGCACCTCAATTTTATGAAGTGTTAAGACAAGCTGGTTCTAAAATCATGGATATGTCTGTAACTGGTGGAGGAGCATCTCCTTTACTAAACGGTAGAGTTACTGATGGTAAATTACATGGCTTTGACTTATATCAAAGTAATGCAATTGGTGTCGGTACTACTGGTAGTGCAGCTACTCAAGTTTTTGGATCATCAGCTACATCTGGTCAAACATTAATCCTATACGGACATATGTCTGGAGTTGCTACTGCATCTCATATCGCAAAGACCGAAGTGATAAGAGACCCAGATAGTTTTTCTGACATCGTAAGAGGATTACATGTTTATGGTAGAAAAGTTCTAAGAGCTGAATCTGATACAGGCTTCAAAGGCGTGTTCAAAGGGCTTATGGACTTAGACTCTTAATCTTAATTTGGAAAGGAAATAAAAAATGGCTACATATAATGTAACTGGTGCCGGTGGCACTGCTGGTCATCCTTCCAATGGGAGGGTACCATATTTAGTTGAAAACACAATAGACGTATCTGCAATTAATGGAGATGCAGGAGCTGCTCAAAACGATGTTATACAGTGTATTGACATTCCTGCTGAAACTTTAATTATGGAAGCTGGCATTGAAGTGATTACTGCACTATCAAGTTCAGTCACTATGGATTTAGGTATCACAGGTGGCGATATTGATAGGTATGCAGACGGAGATACTAATGCTACAGGATTTTCTGCACCAACAGCTACAGCTAGAACTATAGTTGCAAGTGCTGATACTCTTGACATTAAAATCTTAGACGCAGCATCAAGTGCCGGTAAAATCCGTGTATTCGCAGTTTTATGTGACGTATCAGGTATTGAAGAAGACGATAAGAATACTGCTACACAGCATGATACTGATGTGTCATAAGACAATATGATAAACTAAAGGGGGTGAAATTCCCCCTTACATTTAGGAGATAACATGGCAACGTATGATATGAGAGCCACTCAAAAAATTTACAGACCAAAATCTGTAAATGACAAAGAAATAGATTCTTTAAACAAAAGAATGGAAACTATAGAAACAGCAATAAATTTAATATTGCAAAAGTTAGATAACAACGATCAGGGGAAGGTAGAACAGGAGAAACAACTTGAGCTACCTAATTTCAAATATCCCGCACTTTAAGTGTTGGGTACGTAAGGAGTTTACGCATAACCACATGAAATACCACGGTGAGTATTTACATGGGTTAGCAATAGCAGTCAACACAATACCAGACAGATGTCTTAGTTTTCAGGTGGTGTTTACTGGTATCGAAGAAAAAGACAACGTAGTCGGTGGTGCGATGTGGGCTAGAATGCCAATCACCAGTTTGATTGCGGATGAGGTGTTAGAAGAAATGCCAGAACGAATGGACACACACCTAGCACAGCCTTGGGACTGTTCCTCAAGAGGTCACTCAGTAGTAGTGATGGACAGAGTAAGTTCAAGCCCATGGATATGCAAAATAGGAGGGGATTTTTATAAGGGTCGATATCTGTTTACGGTTGATTATACAGACAGCCACATATCAGACGATCCTGCACAGCATAAACAGAGTCATGTGCTCCAGTTGATAGATGCTGATAAATGGACAGGCAACATAGTTGCATTACCAAACAACAGGGTTCGTGTTACTAATCCTGCTCTGTGGATAGCAGGCGAAGGGCCACCAGATTTTGCACCTAGCCAGTACATACACTCTGCAGAGATACACGATACATACACTGATCCTGACGTAACTTTTAATAACTTATATAACCAAGCAGAAAGGAAAAAGAAAAATGCCCGGAAGAAAAACAACAAAAAATAAAGCAAAGATGATGCGTGTAGGTGGTAAGACTACCAAGAACATGGCTAAAAGAAAAATGATGGGTGGTGGTAGAACTACTAAAAACATGGCTAAAGGCGGCAGAAGATAGATGGCTAAAACACCAGCTTGGCAAAGAAAAGAGGGTAAGTCTAAATCAGGAGGCTTGAACCGAAAAGGTATCAAGTCTTACAGAAAGGCTAACCCCGGCTCTAAGTTGAGCATGGCTGTAACGACTAAACCATCTAAGTTGAAGAAGGGTTCTAAAGCTGCTAAACGCAGAAAGAGCTTCTGTGCGAGGATGAAAGGCATGAAGAAGAAGTTGACGAGTAAGAAGACAGCTCGCAATCCTAATTCAAGAATTAATAAATCATTACGTAAATGGAATTGTTAAATGGCAACTACTTACTTAACATTAGTAAATAATGTACTAAACGAACTGAATGAATCAGAGTTGACAGCTTCTACATTTGCAAGTAGTAGAGGCGTACAAACAGCTGTAAAAAAGTTCGTGTTGAAAGCTATGCATGAAGTATACAGCACCTTACAAGAAGTGCCTGACTTGTACATATCTACAAAACAGGATACGCAAGTAGGACAGAGAGTGTATAACCTACCAACCACAAACTCTCCACAGACAGGTGATGCTGAATATAGAAAGATTGATTACGATACCTTTCGGTTAGTACCAAAAGAGTTAACAACAAACGGTGAGTTCACTTCTGATATTAGCAGTTGGACAACCATAGCTGGTGCTGGTAGTGCAAGTTACAGTTCTGCAGGAAATGGTAGATTAAGACTAAATGACTTTGCGGCTCATCAAACACTATCTACTGTAAAGAATAGAGATTACAGAATACAAGTTAGAGTGTTAGACTCGAACAGCGTTGGTGCAGCATTGAAAGTACAAGTGGGTACAGCAGCTGAAGACGGTACGAATTTAAATACTACATTGACTGTTACAGATTTTGGAGAAGGTGCTGTGTTAGACACTACGTTTACAGCAACTGGACAATCTACGGTGGTCACTGTAAACAACACTGTTACTACTACAAACTTAGATGTGGACTACATCAGAATATCTGAAGACTTACCTGTAAAAAGACTGAAGTATATTACTTACGACAACTGGGCTGATAGATTTTTAGAAACAGACTTATTAAACTCAAAAGAACATTTTGGTAGACCAGAGTTAGTTTATACTACACAAGATAAAAAGTTTGGTTTACACCCTGTGCCTGATAAAGACACGTACACTATTGAATATGAATATTGGAAAGTGCACACAGATTTATCTGCAGCGACAGACACCATGGACTTAAATGACAGGTTTAAAGATGTAATCATCTCAAGAGCAAAGTACCATACTTATGTGCTACGTTCTGATCCACAGGCTGCACAGATGGCATTGGCTGAATATAAGTTACAATTACAAATATTAAGAAGTGAATATATAAACACAAAAGCATATATGCGAGATACGAGGGTGCATGTAAATGCCTGATACCTCAATCATATCACCATTTAACGCAAGCTGTGCAGGTGGCTTAGTATTGAACAAAGATGTGTACAGCATGGCTCCGGGTGAAGCACTACAGCTTACAAACTTTGAGCCAGACATCACTGGTGGTTATCGTAGAATAAA